ACAACTCATAGAGACCATCCTCAACCTGCCAGAGGAGGAGACAATGACAAAGAGCTCGCTGGTGCAACTCAGAGCAGTCAAACAGAAGGCAACAGGTGTACGTGATAAAGAGTGCTTCTGCTCTGGAGTACGTAGGAAGGTATGGTATAAAGACTTCTTGACCTGGTATGAAGCTAATACTTGACCAATATATCAGCCGCAACTATGAAGAGGTGCTCAAATACACAAAGCACTTCCTCAAGCGACTCAATATACCAAGCTCAATAGATGCAGATGCAGTCATCAACAACGCATATCTACACTGTGTGAAAGTAAACATACCAGACATGACTCAAGACAAGGCTAAGAGCTACCTACTCAACACGATCAAGTATGAGTTGATATGGACTCAAGGCTCCAGGACTAAGAAAGATGACATCTACAGATCACAGGAGTACCTAACAGATTGCATTGATGACCCCACAGAGATAGAGCACAAGATAAGAATTGAGAATGACCACAACTTTAAGAAGGCAATGGTCGAGATATACAGGAACAACTTGGACGATAGGATAAAAAGGATTATATTTGAAGCATACTATGACAAAGGTCACTCAACTCAGACTGCACTGGCTCAGTACTTTGACATCAACAGTACATCGGCATACTTTCTGATACGAGAAATAAAACAAAATATAAAAGAGATACAATATAGGTATGAAGAGTGTTGACATCATAGGACTTATTACTTACATCCTCGCATGGGGTGTGGTGCTGGCACTGTTCAATGAGAACATGTACCTGCTGTATAAATTTGCAGGTGCAACATTAGCTGCTTATCTAATATTCATAATAATACAACAAAATGAACTACAAAATTAAAGACGAATTTATTGGTAAGACTATCAAGGTCTACAATAAGCACACAGGAACAAAGGCAGTATCTATTGCCAGCCTTGATATGAGCAAAGTAGAGTATTATATCACAACAGGACTTAAGCATATCTTTGAGGAGGTAGTCACTACGACTGCACCAGGTGAAGTATATGTATCTCCATCAGAACTCAAGGGCGCTGATAAACTTGAGGTTACTGTGATAGAGTACAAGGCTGTAGACCCACCAATACCAGAGAACGCTCCTAAGCCTAAGAAGAAACGCAAACCAAAGGCTGATGCCAAAGCATAAACACATAGAGACTCCAGAGGCAATGTGGGAGCTATTCGAGAAGTACAAAGAATGGACTAAGAACAACCCACGTTATCAATACTCACTTTCTAATAAGACAGGTGAGGCAACTGCTGTACCACTTGAGAGACCAATGACTCAAGTAGGTTTTAGATGCTTTGCTGCTGATATGAATAGTTCAGTGCAGGATTACTTCGCTAATACGGATGGGAGATATTCAGCGTATACGACAATCTGCACACGCATAGAGGAAGCAATCAGACAAGATCAGATAGAGGGAGGGATGACAGGGCAGTATAATGCCTCCATCACTCAGAGACTAAACAACCTAACTGAGCGAGTGGATACAACCACCCAAGGTCAGGCTATAAATGATATTAAGGTTACTATTATTAAATAGTGTATCTTTGACATAAATCTTACTATACTACTAATTAAGTGGTATAGCTCAACTATTGCACACTATGGAGATAAAGAGCACAGTAATCTTTGAACGCAACTACGAGGCACTGACAAGTCCAGACCATAGATTCATTATCAATGAGGGTGGCTCAAGGTCATCTAAGACATACAGCCTATGCCAGCTTATCATAGTCTACTGCCTACAGAATAGAGGCAAGGTAGTGAGCATCATAAGGAAGACCTTCCCTGCACTCAGAGCTACAGTGATGCGTGACTTCCTTGAGATCATGAAGGACTTGGATATCTACGAGGTGAGCAAGCACAATAAGTCTGAGCACATCTATACCTTTGACAATGGCTCTATTGTGGAGTTCTTCTCAGTAGATGATGAGCAAAAGATAAGAGGTAGGAAGAGAGACCTGGCATGGTGCAATGAGGCTAATGAGCTGTACTACGATGACTTCACTCAGCTGAACATGAGGACAGAGGGAAAGCTAATCTTTGACTACAACCCGTCTGAGAGCAACTCATGGCTGTATGAACTACCAGTTGAGGAGAGCATCCTTATTAAGTCAACCTACAAGGACAACCCGTTCCTGCCAGATAGCATCAAGAGACAGATAGAGGACTTGAAGAGAACAGATGAGGCACAGTATCAGATATACGCACTTGGAGAGAAAGCCATCAGCAAGAGCAACATCTACAGCAACTGGTCATTTGTCAAGCATAGGCCTGCTAAGTTCACATCCTTTGTCTATGGGCTTGACTTTGGATACAACCACCCTACTGCACTGATACGGGTGTACTGGAGAGATAAGGACATCTACATTGAGCCTGTGATCTATGAGAGCTACTTGACCACCACTGACCTCATCGCAAGGATGGATCAGTTAGGCATAGATAAGAGCATCAACATACTGGCTGACTACTCAAGACCTGAGACCATAGCAGAGATAGATAGAGCAGGCTACTACATTGAGAATGCCAACAAGGTAGTGAAGAAAGGGATAGACAACATCAAGACCTTTGGAGTGATCTGTGAGGAGCACCCTGCACTTAAGAAAGAGTATGAGAACTACAAGTGGAAGAAGATAGGTGACCAGATAACAGATGAGCCAGTCAAGCTGTGGGATGATGCCATGGATGCCATCCGATATGCAGCTACATACATCAAGCAGGAGTACTACACTGATGACTCATACCTTGCCTTCTAACAGGATTCGCTTCAAGATACAATATAGGTATGGCAACAACAATCATAGCACAGCCTCAAGACTTCACACCTGCATACAATGAGTGCAAGTTCATAGTGAAGTCAACCAATGTGAACAAGGCAGGATTCAGATACATCTTTGAGGTGTTTGAGGCAGGAACGGCAACAAGGATAGGATACTACAAAGCACTGCCAGCTTATGGCAATGGCAATGGTGAGCAGGACTTATCTAAGCTACTTAGTAACATGGTGAGCTTTGACTTCAACCCGTACATCAGTACCTTTTATAATGCTGTGAACTCATACTATAACTACGATATTAAGTTTGGTGAAGAGTATATCTTTGACCTAAGCTACACAGCCTCATTGGTTGACAATGCAGGTAACGTTCGCATCACAGCAACGCATCCCTTCCAGGTAGGTGATCAAGTGAACATCACACAAGCTGACTTAGGTGTGGCCAATCCAGGAGTGGAAGGACTGCATACAGTGATTGCCATCACAGGCACAACTAACTTCACCATCAACGCATTGTGGGCTGATGTAACTGATGCAACTATCAACGGCTCAGTTGAGTATGCTGATAAGAGAAAGACCATCAACCTTAACATAGTGAGCACACTTGATAAGTATGTGTTCAACGGTGTGCAGCCATGGATTGATATGCCGTACTGGGATGAGACTAACTATGAGCTTGACAACGTACTTGGCCAATGGCTCACTGACCAGCCTACAACATTCAGCTGCACACTTGGTCAGGACTTATGGCTCAACCTTAAGGACCCAGGCATAGCACCTACCAATAAGAGGGTGTACTTTGAGAATGACAACGGTGATCTGTTCTACAAGGCTGTGAGTGGAGCTGACTACATTAAAGGTGTGGCAGTTGGTGTGAACAACTATGGCTCATTGACTGTGGTGAGTGGCACTGCTCCATTGGTCAAGCCTACAACCAAAGCATACCAAATATGGTACAGTGACGGGATATTCAACCCTGTGAAGTCATTAGCATACACCATCAACATAGATAGAAGGATACTAATCTCTGAGAGTCACATCCTATTCCTTGACCGTATGGGTTCATGGAGCAGCTTTGCCTTCCAGCTCAAGAGCTATGAGAAGCTAAACATAAAGAGAGAGACCTACAACAAGGATGTACCTGGCAGCGTGGTTGACTCACAATGGCAGTATAAAAGTTATGAACAAGGGACTGTTAATTTCAACACCCAAGTGAGTAAGACTATTGACCTCAACACCAACTGGATGAGTGAGAGTGCAGGAGTGTACTTCCAGCAGTTGGTTACATCACCACAGACTTACATTAAGAATGTAGTGTATCACATCACAGAGGAGGGAGAACCACTTTATGATGAGGATGGCTGCATCATACACGTACCTGAGAGCACTGAGTACATCAGCTGCAACGTTGTGAACAACACCTTTGACATACAGAGAGAAAGGAACAAGCATCTGATTAGACAACAGCTACAAGTTAGGTTATCAAACAACGACATAATCAATGGTTAAGATAGTACTATCAACAGGGGTGCTGGATGTTGCTGAGACTCTGTCACTGCCTATCACATTCAACATAGGAGATATCAGAGACCTATCCTCTCGCAAGGGTACATTCTCAAAGACTGTCACATTGGATGGCACTAAGAACAACAATGAGCTGTTAGGCCATTACTACGATGTGAACATCCAAGCAGGCACATTCAACATCAACACCTTGACTAAGTGCCAAGTGATACAGAACGGTGTGCCAATCTTAGATGAGGCATTGCTCCAGTTGGTGAGCGTGAACAAGGTGCAGAGCAACAACAGCTATGAGGATGAGGTAACCTACAGCGTATTGATTAAGGATAGCAGAGCGGAGTTCTTTACAGCCATCACTAATGCCTATCTCACTGACTTAGACTTTAGTGACCTCAACCATGCCTTTGACTCTGCTGCTATAGCTGGCACATTCAACAACACTGTGGCAGATGGATACAAGTATCTGATGCCATACAATGATACCAACGTGTTCCAGGCTAATGACTTCAAGCCTGCTATCTATGCCAAGACATATTGGGATAGGATATTCGCTGTGGCTGGCTTCACATACACATGGAGTGAGATAGCGGCTGCACACTTTGATAAGTTGCTGATACCATACAACGGTGATGTGAACAACCAGGACTATGATGACTACAGAGTTGAGGCAACCAACACATGGACTACTACTAATGTGCAGGCGGTTGGTCAAAACATAACGTTTCAAGAGGCTATTGACTCAGGATGGAGTGAGCTGATAGATACACAGGGTATCTTTGATCCTACTACAGGAGAGTACACTACACCGATAAGCACTAACACTAATGCAGGTGAGCACTATGTGTACAGCTTGACAATAGGTGGTACAATAGATTTGAACAATACGAGTGGTGGTACGGCTGCACTTGTAAACAGTGAGGACTTTACTACTGGATTCACCTACAACAGATATAGAGTCTTTGCAAGGGTACGTGTTGCAGGTAGTGGTAACGCTGTAGTATATGGGTCTTTTGGATGGATAGCTGCTGTACCTGGTAATTTCTTAGCGACAGGTATTACTAATGTGTTGACATTCTCAGATACCTTTAACATACCTGTAGCCTACAATGGTACGGGCGTTGCTAATGGTATTGACTTAGGAGATATACAAATACTTGATATAGGTGTTGAGGTTAAGACATTTCCAAGTATTGTAGGCAATCAACAGCCATATTCAATCAATGCTTTTTGGCGTAACTCAACCCCTCCATATGCTACACCAGCAGCAGTCAACGTAGTCCTTGACCTGAACTTTATCAACATGGTGATATTGCCAAGCAACAACATACAGATCACTGGAGGCACGTTGACAATGAACCAATATGTCCCTGTTGAGATTAAGCAGTCAGACTTCGTGAAGGGCATACTACAGATGTACAACCTTTATGTTGAGCAGGATATTGACAACCCCTACAACCTTGTGTTGAGACATAGGGATGAGTACTATGACTCAGGAGCTGAGAAGGACTGGAGTGAGAAACTTGCTAAGGATAGAGGGCAGGACTTAATGTTCCTTCCTGACTTGACTAAGAAGAGGCTCAAGCTAACCTATGAGGCTGATGAGGATACGGCTAATAAATTATACACACAAGCGACTGGTGAGATATACGGTCAGATAGAATACACTTTTGATAATGAATATGTTAAGGATGTTGAGACTCAGGCTTTACTGTTCTCACCTACTCCAGTTTACTCTACGAGTTTTGGTGCATACCTTCCAGCCATAAACGGTGCAGCACCCAACACAAACATCCGCATCTTGTATGATGGCGGTGAGCAGATATGCCAGCCGTTTGACATAGTTGACTTTGGCACAACAGGTCAATATGGCTTGACTGACTACCCTATGATTGGTCACTTCAACAATGCGTTAACACCTACCTTTGATATTAACTTTGGCACGAATGACTTTTACTTCTATGAGACAACATCACTGACAGCAAACAACCTGTACAACTTATACTGGAGGCGTACAGTCAACCAGATAAACGTAGGTAAGATGTTGACAGCTATGTTTGACCTTAATGAGGTGGACATACAGTCACTCAAGCTCAATGATAAGATATACATTGACAACTCATGGTGGAACATTAACAAGATTGCTGATTATAACGCTAACAACAACCAGCTCACTAAGGTAGAGTTGATAAGCATAGATACTGAGATTGACCTTGCACCGTTTCTTACTGGTGCAGGTAATCCTATTGGTGATACTATCACTGCTATAGGTATAGATTCTATCTTAAGGACAAGGTCAATGACCAGCAATGTGATCATGCCTGGTGCAGATGCTATGGTGTTTGGTAAGGGTAACACTGTGACTGCTGGCACAAGGGGTGTTGTGATTGGTGACGGTCAGACCTTGAGTGAGGATGGTATGGTGGTGAGCAACTTGACTGTGACTGGTACTATCAATGGTGATGTGGTGGTGAACAGTGCTAAGTACATTGCAACTATAAGCCAAGGGGGAACATCCGACCCAACTGTCACTGTACTTGAGAATAGTATAGGTGACATTGTGTGGACAAGGGCAGCAGCAGGTAGATATCAAGGTACATTGACAGGTGCATTTTCAGACCAAGATAGAACATATCTAATTATAAGCAATACAGCTATAGACACGTATCTTAGAATATTCTGGGTGAGTGCTAATGTGGTGGAGGTAAGGACTTTAGACTTTACAAATACTTTACAAGACGGGAGACTTAGTTATAACACAATAGAAATAAGAACATACTAACATGAATGAAGTAGAAATACCTTTAAAGATAACGGGCATAGGTGCTATCAAGGCTGAGCTTAGAGACCTCAAAGGACAGATAGCTGATGCCACAGACCCTGAGTCACTAAGACAGCTATCAATGCGAGCTGGTGAGCTCAAAGATCAACTCAAGGATGCTAATGAGGCAGTGAATGTCTTTGCATCTGGCAGTAAGTTTGAGCAGGTCAGCAACTCAATAGGTGGTATCAAGGACTCATTGATGAGCTTGGACTTTGAAGAGGCTAATCAGAAGGCTCAAGTCTTTGCCGGTGCACTTGGTAAGCTCAACCCTGCTGACTTAGCAAAAGGAATGAAGGGATTGATGGGTACTTTATCTACTGTAGGTGGTGCATTTGTTAAGTTAGGAGCTACTATCCTTGCCAACCCTATATTCTTACTTGTGGCGGTCATCACAGTGATAGTCGTTGCTATTGGATTTTTCCTTAAAAAGATAGGTGTACTTGATGCAGTGTTCAAGGCTATCATGGCACCAATCAATGCGGTGATACAAGGCTTCAAGGACTTGACCGATTGGATGGGATTGACTGACAATGCAGCAGAAGAGAATGCAGAGGCGGTGAAGGAGGCAAGTGAGAAAAATAGAGAAACTTTAAAGGCTGAAAGTAAAGCAAGACAGGATTTGTTCAACCTTACAAAGGACTTAAGTGATGAGGAGATTGCAGCTATTGAGGAAAAATTAGGTATTCAAATTGATGCCAACACTAATATCTATGACCTTAAGCAGGAACAGATAGAGGGAGATATGGCTATCAATCAAGCTGAGATTGACTCACTTAACCTTAAGAAAGAACTGACAGAGGAGGATAAGAAGAGGTTAGCTGATCTAAACAAGACTCAAGCTGATTTGGCTAATCAAGCAGTTCAAAATGAAATCAACAAAATACTTGCTATTAAGAATCTCAACCTAAGCCTTGATAAGCAGATTGAGATGTTGCAAGCTAAACAAATCAAAGGTGAGTCTGAGCGTGCTAAGGCAATGCTTGACATTCAACAAAAGGAGGCTTTGGCCAAGGCTGAGCAACAACTCAAGGAAGCTAAACAACTTGGTAATCCAGAGGCTGTAACTAAGGCATTAACATTGATACAGTTAATTAAGACTGACTTCAAACGGCAGGAGCTTGAGATAACTAACAAAGGTAATGCTGCTGTAGCTAAGTCAAACACATCTGCTATTACTAAAAGCACTCAAGAGACTAAGACTGCTGAGGCAAGAAAGTTAGAAAAAATGCGTAAGGATGGTGAAAATGCAATACTATTATTACAAACAAACAGAGCATCAGAGGAAGAGATAGAGGCGGAAAGACTTAAGCAACTTGATGCTGAGTTAGCTTATGTCAAAGCTAATAAAGCTGCTTTATACAAGGCAGCGGTTGATCAACAGAATGCCATCCTAAAATTAGAGAAATCAATAGGTGATATTAAGGATAAGGAGAAAGCTCAGCAGGAGAAAGAGGATAACGCCAATGCTCTTTCAAGACTTGAGCGTGCTGTATTGAATGCAAAGGAGGAAGGTAATGCTGTACTGTTAGCTCAAAAAGATTTATTAACTGAGCAGAGCAGACAAAAGATGCTATCCTTAGAGGTAGGGTCTGAGGCGGCTTTACTCCTTGCAGATGAAACTGCCAAAGGACTGGATGCTATTGACAAGCAGATTGTCATTAGTGATAATGAGAAGACCCTTAAGATACTTGCAGCGGCACAATTAGTACAAGAGACTAAGCTATCTAATGCGGCCTTTGAACTTGAGAGGTTTAAGGGTACATCAGACCAACAGATTGCACAACAGGAAGCCTTTCTCACAACTACATTAGCTACATTAGATACTCAAAGAATAGCTGAGCTGGCAGCACTTAACCTATCAGAGGAAGAGAAGGCAGCTATCAAGCAGAAGTATGATCAAGCTGAGATAGTTGCAACAGAGGCTAAGACAGCCAAGATAGAAGAGATTGAGAAGGCTGCAAATGATAAGTTAATAGCATCAATTAATGAAGGCTTTGAGACTGCAAAAGAGGCAGGTGCAGCTATCAGTTCATTGCAACAAATCAACACAGATAGAAAGCTCAAGAACGTAGAGAAAGGTAGTAAGGAAGAGGAGAAGATACTTAAGCAACAATTTGCTCAACAGAAAGCAATGCAGTTAGCAATGGCCGCAATCAATGGTGCTCAAGCCATCCTTGCAATCTTGACTGTTCCTGACTTCACACTTGGCATTGCATCTGGTATAAGGATAGCGGCATCAGTAGCGGCAACAGCAGCAAGTATCTCAGCTATTGCAAGTACATCCTTTGAAGGAGGCGGTCAAGCACCTGGTGACCCAGGCCTTCCAGATGTATCAGGTATAACAGCAACCAGTATGGCCACACCATCAGCCTCATTGTTTGGTAGTAACAACAACTTAAACAACGTAGGTGCACCACAGGACGGCCAAGGAGGGCAGAGTATCACAGTCAATGCTATAGTAAGTGAGACTCAAGTAACAGATGTACAGAATAGAATAAATAGAATACAAAGAAACGCAGAACTATGACAAGTTATCAAGCACTAATCAACCACATTGAGGCCTTCTATAACAACCATCTACAGGTTAAGAAGGTAGGCTCAGACTTCACAGAGCAATTACCTAACTTTGCTACCAAGGATGAGAGATATCCTTTGGTGTTCATAGCTCCAGTCTTTGCATCTCCGACCACAAACACCAACACGATCAGCTTAGAGATATACTGCTTTGACATTATCCAAAAGGATAGAGCCAACATCACAGTGATACTGTCTGACTGTCATCAAATATTGGTTGACCTGGTCAATCAGTTCACATTCAGTGATGACTACTCCTTTGATATCATAGGCTTACCATCCCTCACACCTATGAACAACCAACTACTTGACTATGCTGCTGGCTGGATGATGAGTTTGGATGTTGACATGAGCAACTGGACAGATTGCCAGGTACCACTTCTAACAAATTTGCCAACGTAGTACAATATAGGTATGGCACGCAGACAAAAGATATCACAGATGACTCCGAAAGGGGCTAATCTTGACTTCACAGATTTACTTGAGGTAAGTGTTTTGAGTGGCTTTGGATACAACACATACTCTATCACAGGCCTTGAGTTGATGAGAGCTGCTGCATCATTAAATAACTTGTACACTCAGACAGCATCAAGCACACCTGTCACCAACACAACTACTGAGACCTCTCTACTTGATGGCGGCTTAGGTAGTTTGAGTATCCCTGCTGATGGTTTCAATGTAGGTGATAGCTTCCATGTTATACTAACAGGCCATGTCTCAGCTGTAAACAACCATACCTTGACTATAAGGATAAAGTCTGGCAGTGTTATATTTGCAACAACAGGAGCAATAACAATGGCAGGAACAACTGGTAAGCATTGGAAGCTGGAAGTGTTTTTTACTGTGAGGACTATAGGAGCTGCTGGTGTAGCATCCATAGCTACAGGAGGTGCTTTCATGTACACTAAGAATGCCTCTACTAACTTTGAAGGCATTAACTTTAGTACTGAGAACACCACTACCTTTGATACAACTATAAGCAACACACTATCAATCACAGCTCAGTGGGATACTGCCAACGTTGGTGATTCTATATACTCAGAAATATTTACACTTAATAAAACTTATTAACAATGAACACAGATAATGACATACTAATTGCAAACCAGGGGAGCTTTGTAGTCAACAACACAGTAGAGAAGACTGTAACTATCAACGCTATAGTGGTACTTGAGGATACTGTATTCAACACGATCAAGATAGCTGGCTCAGATGTGAAGTCAACTTATATTGCTGCACCAGCAACAGCTGTGAAGGCAGGTACTATCATCAGAGCTACAGCGGCTCAACAGTTTAGTGGAGTTAGGTTAACATCTGGAAGTGTATTGCTAATACTTGCATAGTATGAACGGCTATGGTAACAGCGTATTTTTACGCACAGCTTGGGAAGTAAGTGGAGGCGTTCCTCCTGTCAACACTGTTGCTCCTGCAATAACAGGAACAGCTCAGGAAGGGCAGATAGTTACTTGTTCAACAGGAACATGGACTGGCACACCTACTATAACCTTTGCATATCAGTGGAAGCGTAACGGCTCAAACATTGGTAGTGCTACAAATTCAACTTATACGCTTGTCACTGCTGATGTTAGCCAATCAATAACTTGTCAAGTAACAGCAACCAATGGAGTAGGTAGTGCAAGTGCAACATCAAACACCATTACACCAACAGCAGCAGTAGACCCAGATGCTCAAGCATTTATTACAGCGGCTGCAATAACAGACCCAACACAACAAGCGGCTATTAATACTTTGGTAGTTGACTTGAAAGGGTATAACGTGTGGACTAAGATGAAGGCTTTGTATCCAATGGTAGGAGGTACGGCTACAAGTCATTCTTATAACCTACGTAACACCTCACAATATCAAATTACTTGGAACGGTGGGCAAACACACGATGCAAATGGATATACGCCAGGAGTAAATGGTTATGGAAATACGAGCTTTGCAACTAACTTATATACATCTGCAAATGATTTTGGTTTATCAACTTATATAAGAACGAACACAACAAGCGGTGCTGATATTGGAGTATTTTCCCCTGATTTAAGATACATTGGTTCTAACTTAACAAATTTTGCATATTTTGGAGTTGGTAATACTTTTATATTAGGTGCAAATACTGATGCAAAAGCATTTTGGCAAGTAAATAGAACAAGCGCGTCAGTAGTAAAAGGCTTTAAAAATAGTAGTGTTTTTGTAAGTGGCACAACGGGAGCTGGAACATTAGGAGCAAGAACTGTTTTTATCGGAGCTTTAAATGATAATGGAAACGCTAATTTTTACGCACCCAGACAACATGCTTTTGATGCAATTCATGACGGCTTAACAGATACAGAAGCGGCTAACTTTTACACAGCGGTACAAGCATTCCAAACAACATTATCACGTCAAGTATGAAACTAACACAACTAACAACAGAAGAAAAGTTGACCTATGTAGGACTTTTGACAGAGCTACAAAAGAATGAGTTGGTAGGTCAATTATATGCACCTGATTCTTACTTTAATCCTATTCAAGACTTGAATGATAATTGGATAATTTCAGTAGAGGAGATGGAGCAGTGCGTTAATCCTGATTATCTTTGGGTAAAAGACCTTGACTTGATACCATACGAACCAAAACCAACACCCCCACCTTTTGACTAATGGCAAGATACGCTAACACTGGAGAGTTTAATGTCCTTTATCCTACCAGGAGAAGGATGGCTACGATATTGAAACGTATTATCAGAAATGATGTTGTTGATGGTGAAGGCACATTAGTAGAGTCTATCAGAATCAATGCTAAGATTACAGGCTTTGAGAAACTTGAGATACAAATCATTGCTATGTACTACTTCATATTTCTTAACAACGGTGCATACTTATGGAACAATGGTATAATTACACCTCGTGACTACGTTGCCACGTTCACAGATGAGCTGAATGCAGCAGGCATCACAGCTGAGATATACTCACAGTACACTGAGTGGTTAACAAAAAGATTTCCTATCCTACAAGTAGCAGAAGTACTTGAAAAAAACCAAAGAATCACTTATACCTTTGAGGCTATAGACCCACCTGCTGGCTTCCAACCAGGCGTTGCATTAGACGTTTAGTTCCTTCTTCATACCTAACATATTAAAGGTCATGATTAGTGATAGGTTAGTCACCTCATTAAACTTAGTTAAGTCCTCATTGCATAGGCTGTAGATTAGTCTCTCCCAACCCCATTTTTTCTCACTCTTTTTTAGAGCTATCTCCTTTGCCTCATCAGATGTTGCAGGACGTTCATCCTCATCCTCATCACTTCCATCCTCATCTGTGAACAGATTAGCATAGGTGATCATGAATGACTCTCTGTAAGCAAGATACTCAGGCAGGATACCGTACACATCATTGATACACACCTCATCAAAGATACTGCATCTTAGACTTGGCTTAAACTCATACGGCTCAAACACTGTCTCTCCCCATTCATTGGTCATCACCTTTCGATATATGATAGATGCAATGTGGCCAACGTGCTGATTATAGTCTTTGGAGAAGTAGTGCTCAAGGTCAATGAACTCACCTACAGTAAGGGTGTTCAATGGCTTATAGTGATACTCACCTATTACGTGCTTATAGTTCTTGGATGGCTCAGAGTTTATGAAGGTGATCTTAGCCAGCATCTCACTCACCTCACTTATGTCAAGGTCTTCTAAGTCATCAGATGGTATGTCAGCCAGGGCAGAAAGTATCTCTATCTCCCTGGTGAACACCTCTTGTATAGAATACAGCTCTCTAATCTCTTTGAACTGTAATACATCTATCTCACTCCACGACTTCGGTAGGTACATCCTTAGGCATTTGTTTAGCTAACTTCTGACCTACCTCAACTAAGTAAGGAACAGCAATCTCTGCCTTGAGCTCTCTGATTATCTTTGCTTTGAGCTTAATGTGTGCATCTGTATAGTGCTCAACCTTTGTCAAGTCAGTACGTTTAAACAGGATGGCCAGCATCTCTGAGATGTATCCCTTATGTCTTGAGTGCATAACCTTGTCAATGTGCTTTGTATCCCTAACAGATAGCTTGAATGTATCCTCAAAGGCGGTGTAAGTGTAGTTCATGTGCTCAAAGGACGGTTGTAGCTCTGGCTTACCACTAAGATTGTTGAACTGCTTAACACATTCCTTGAACTCCTCAATAGATACATCATCCCAGTCTGCCTCTGGCACTCCTAACAGAGTGAACACGTCAATGTGTTTCTCAATAGAATCCAGCTCTTGATTTGCATGGATTGTTGTGATGTCCTCAAACTGTTGAACCGTCAACTCATTCAATTGGTTGGGTACTTCTTTACCTAAAATTGTTACCATAAATATAATTTTTAACAAATATAATACTTTTTACAATATAGGCATGGACAGACCAGTATACAAGATCACTATTGATGAGGCCTACTCAGATGGGGAGGACTTAGGTATGGAGATGATTGCCTTCACCAATAAGCCTGCTATTAAGGTTAAAGGTATGGCATTCAATTCTCATGTTGCTCCTATGACATTCAGTGACTCAGTCAAGATGCGTATTGTTGCACCTGCCATGATACCAATGAACATCTATAGACAAGATGAGGACGGTGAAGAGTATGATGTTCAATTCTCAGCAGAGGTGATTGAGCAGATACACGCCAAGTTCATGCTTAATCTTAGCAACAAGAACATCTTTAACCTTGAGCATGATCAAGATGAGAAAGTGCCTGCATACATCCTTGAGGCCTGGATAGTAGACAGTCCAGAGACTGACAAAGCATTCACAACATACGGCATTGAGGTACCTAAAGGGACGTTGATGTTGACAAGCCAAGTAACTGACAGAGAATACTATGATGCACTGGTTGAGTCTGGTCAAGTAGGTTACTCTATTGAGGGATTCTTAGGCATGAAATTATCGGAACAATTAAAATTAAATACAATGAAGTTACCAGATGGAGAACACATGATTGAGGATAAGATCTACGTTGTTAAAGACGGAGAAATTATCGAGATCAAAGAAATGCCTACAGAGATGGAAGCAGAAATGGCTGCCGACCCAGTAGCAGAAGAGGAAGCTGAAGTAGCAGCAGAGAACCCAGAAGCAGAGGCTGAGGATGCTGAGGCTGATGCACCAGTACAAGAGGAGATGGCTATTGACCCTGCGGTTGATACAGAAGCTATCCTTGCTATCGTAGCACCAATGCTTGAGGAGCACATGAATGCAGTGATTAGAATGATTGCTGACTTAAAGAACCAACTTGAGGAGAGTCTTGCTGTTGAGACAGAAACAGAAACAGAGAGTGTGGAGTTGACTTCACATGAGAAATTTAAAGAATTTGTAAAATTTTCAAAAACCAAATAACATGAACCGTAATTTAAAATTCAATTTAGATATTGAAACAAACGCACTTTTAGCTGCGAACCCAGAGGAGTTTTATTCAAAGGCTTATTTATCAAGCCCTGACATTCCTAACAACTTCCGTACTTTACCAGGTGTGAAGTCAAAAACAAAATTAGCCAATGTAGTATTTGGTCAAGTGTTGCAAGCATACAACTGTGCTTTCTCACCAAGTACTGACCAATTAGATGCTATTGACATTGATGTATGTTCATTGTCTGCAATGGCTGAGCTTTGTCAGTTTGATTTAGAGCAATCATTTTTAGCTTTGCAAATGACAAAAGGATCTAATGGTGACTTCACTGTTGCATCTTTCATGGCATACTACTGGAACGAGATGGCTTTGACTATTGGTCAAGACATTGAGGTGTTGAGATGGCAAGGTAATGATGCATCTCTTGATCCATTATTGTCTTTGTGTACTGGATACTTATTCAAGATGTTCTATGATACAGATGTTATAGGTTTATATGATGGAGCTATCACTACATCTAATGTATTGACTCAATTAGAGGCTATGCTTAACGCTGCTCCTGCATCTATAGTAAGACGTAAAGCTGACTTAAGATTTTATGTTTCAACAAACGTAGCTAACGCATATGAGTTGAAAGCAGCATCTGGTAACACTCAGACATTCGTTACTTTACCATTAGGATTAACTTTCTTAGGTATCAATGTAGTGACTTGTGAAGGTATGCCAGATAACACTATGGTGTTGACATTGAAAAACAATCTTATATACAGTTTTGATGCTGAAGGAGACTCTAAAGCATTGAAAGCTATCAACTTAACTGACACAGTTGCTGAGCCTGTATTGAGAACTCGTGCCAACATGAAGGTAGGTTTCCATTATACCAACCCTACTGAGATTGTTTTGTATAACGCATTCTACATCTAAATATAAAGGGAGGTAGTAAGTGCCTCCCTATTTTTAACCTTTAAAAAAATATACCTATGAGCTGTGAAGCACTAATAGCCATTGAAAAAAGCTGTGATAACAATAGCGGTGGCATCAAAAAAATTTATATCAATCTACAGGATAATGTAGACATGGATACATTAGCAGTGGTTGACCCTGTAGGTACACCTGCTGAGCAGTATGCTATTGGCACACTTGACTTAGTAGTTGCTGCTGATCCATTTACTGAGTTTGAGTTCAGACGTAATACATCTGGATACACAGAGGAGAGCAATATTGACTTAATCAATGGCTCAAGTTTTGTGACTCAGACTATCAACCTAATGTTCCACAGAAGAGAGGCAGCTAAGTCTAATGCAATCAAGGTACTTGGTTCTGGACAGCAGTACTTATCTGCAATAGTAGAGGATCAGAACGGCATCCTTTGGTTCTTCCCATACTTGCAGTTGACTGCATCTGGTGAAGGCTCAGGTACAGCTCGTGCAGATGGCTCTAAGTACAGTGTAACATTACTTGCTGAGAATGACCAGTTGGCCTATACAATGACTACTGGTGTGTTGACTGGTTTACTATCTTAACCCTATCATATCTATAAACAGCCTCACTACTTAGTGGGGCTTTTTTTTAACAATTATTTTTTAGTAGTACAATATAGGTATGATATATCTTGAGAAAGACACAGTCAACTTGTTTGTTCTGACCTTAACAGAGGTTACAACCATCCCAGACCCTTACTATTTATTTGAGTTTGAGGACGAGTTCAACACTGCACCCGACCCTATATACTGGGAAGGCACAGATACTTCTGTATATCCCTCAAGATTCAACCTATTCACACTTGATGAGCCCACAGATATTGACTTCGTAAAGGGTCAGTATAGATACAAGGTGTATCAGAGCTCAGAACCCACAAACGACCCTACTGGCTTGACCATGATAGAAGAGGGTAGGATGGTAGTGGCAGGTGTAACACTTAACTCAATATATGACTAATGGCATGGTATAGTAGATTCGTAGGCAGTAAGCCTAAAGCAACAGAAGTAGTGGAAGGATATCAATCTTTCAGCACTCCATTTGGTAACGTAGGCAACGCCAACTTATCACTGCCTTATGTCAATGGTAGATATCAGATAGCTGGCTATATACCATTTGGCCAAGATAATATGTTCCCTGAGCTACTTAATCAGTTATACTATACCTCACCTTTACATGGTGCAATAGTGGACTTCAAGACCAATGCAACAGTCGGAGGAGGATATACTCTTGAGACTGCTAAGATGTCCAATGAGGATAAGTTGAAGCTGTACACCTTTGAAAAAAAGATGAAGCTCAACAAGACCAGCAAGGCTATAGCTCAACAGTTGATAGTACACCATAGAGTATACTTTAAACTATGCTATAATAAGAAAGGTGAGCTGTATAAGATAGAGAATGTATCACCTGAGAAGGTGAGAGTGGCCAGAGATAAGATAACATACTTCATGTGTGATGACTGGTCAGCTCGTATTGACATAGTACCTATCAAGAAAGCACATCCTGCCAACACTGACCTTGAGCAGTTATATGTTTATGAGATAATGACCTTGGGTCAAGAGTGGTATTCACTACCTCAGTACACATCTGCTTTGAACTTTGCATTTCTATCTGGTGAGCTAAGCTACTTTGCTAAGAGTAACATCCAAAACTCAGTGTTTCCTTCCTTTGCTATGATGTTTCCTAAGAGACCACAGTCAGAAGAGGAGAAGCACATGATTAAGCAAACCATTGATAGGTTGAAAGGTGCAGCTAATGCAGGTAAAGCTGTTGCATTCTTTGCTAACAGTCAAGATGCATTACCAAAGATAGAGCCATTGCCTACCAATAGCAATGATAAGCTCTTCCATGAGGCCTCTGCACTCAATACTGAGCAGATATGTTTCTCACACACTATAGATCCTATCTTGATGGGAGTACGTACCACAGGATCACTTGGCGGTGGGGCTGATATCAAGCAGGCTTATGTTGTATTTGAGAAGAATGTAGTGATGCCATTGAGAGACCAGGTTGAGGAGATAGTGAATGAGCTATTGGCACTCGCTAAGATACCAGGTGTGTACATGATTAACAACTTCCAGATAATAAATGAGACTATTGTTGAGATAGAAGGAGATGCATCTAAGACAGCTGATGCCATCAACTCATTGAGTCCATTAGTAGCTACCAAAGTATTGAATGCAATGACTCCGAATGAGGTCAGATCACTTGCATCCCTACCTCCTATAGAAGGTGGTGATATAATACCAACAGAAACACCTGCACTATGATATACTTTATAACAGAGACATACCTCAAGACCAACACTCCTATCACAGCCAATGTGGATGTAACAGATGTTACTCCATACATAGCGACTCAGGCTCAGCTTAGAGTGATGCCTATCTTAGGAACAACATACTACAACTATCTACTGGCTGCATACAACGGTCAGACGTTGACAAATGATGAGGAAGCACTTGTTGCCTTCATACAGCCAGTGATTGCATGGAGATCAGCAGAGGATGCTGTCTTTGGCTTGACATACCAACTTAAGAACAAAGGATTGCAGACTCAATTCGGAGACTTCTCTGCATCTGTTAGCCGTAGTGAGGTTGCATTTGGTATGGAGCACTATGCACAAAAGGCTTCGTTCTTTGAGCAACGGTTGATTAGGTACTTGATAGCTAATAAGGACTTATATCCTGGCTTCACTTCACCTACCAACAGAGATACTGACCTTAGACCTATGATTGACAGATGTGATTGTGATTGTGTAGGCCAATGCCATAGTGGATGCCCATGTGGTGGGATGAGAGAGAACGGATACAACAACTCAATACTGATATTGTAATGGACTTTAATGAAATAGCCTTCACGATTATAACAATACTGATCTCTGGTGTAGCATACTTCCTTAAGGGAGTGCACGCAGATATCAAAGCATTAGCAGAAGAGCAGAAGAGAATTATTGAGACTCAAGGAAGGCTCAAAGGTAAGATTGAACTGGTTGACAATGAGTCCAGGTTCAAGTATGATGCCATTGAGAAAATGACTCAGCTGGAGATCAAGCACCTGGCAGAGCAAATCAGTGAGCTAACTCAGTCAGTAAAGAAATTAATAGAAGTACAATTAACAAGATGAGTATAATGAAAAGATGGTCGGCTCCCACTCCTAAGTTCTGGAAGAGAGTGCAGAGAATAGCAATCACAGTAGGTGCTGTAGCAGGTGTTATCATTGCTGCACCTATCACATTGCCAGCGGCATTAGTAACTGTTGCAACATACGCTATCACAGCGGGTACTGTAGCGGCAACCTTATCACAATTAACAATAGAAAGCAATGAGCAACGTTAAGAGCTACACTGATAAGCAACTCTTAGATAGAGTCAAGTCACTGCCTACCTATAAAAGCATACCATCTGATATGTGGCTGTTGTTTGTTAGGTCAAATGAGGACGGAAACAACATCTTTGATGACAAAGTATATATATTCAAGGGCTCAGCCTTCCAATATGTGACATCTTGCACCACAAACAAAGGCAACAAAGGTACTGCTGTAATGGAAGCAGACCAATGGAACTATGACTCGTATGCATACGGCAAGCACAGAGGCAAAATGGAGGCTCTTAGACAGATTAAAGGCGTTCCGTATAGGCGTGATTATACCACTGATGGTAAAACCAACCCTACAACGGCTGTAATGACTGATTTGATATTCCTTAATATCCATGGAGCGACATATAACAAAGGCTCACAACAAGTGGCAACACAAATCGGAGGCTGGTCAGAGGGATGTTTAGTCCTTAACAACAACCCAGAGTATGAACGCATGGTAAAAATGGCAAAGGATCAACCCAGAGTATCAATAGTTTTATTAAATGAGTTCTAATATGGCAAAGAAAGTAGGCAGACCTAAGAAAGTTGATCTAATCATAGAGACCAACAAGGCAGAGATTGAGTATCACAAAGATGGCACTAATCATGACCTTAAGTATGACGGCAAAAAGGTAGATGTGCACATCACAAAGGATGAGACTGGCACTAAAGTAGAGGTAGTATCTGAGAATAAGTTTCTCAAAGCTCTTGCAACCTTAGCATCCAAGTTTATTGTGAAGAGGTTTAAGAAATAGTACCTTTGTGTTAACATATATATAAAACGTGTTAACGAAAAATAGATTTGATTAACAGTACCTGCATACTTACCATTAGAACAGTTAGCAGGTCATTCTAATACACCTCCTATGCCTATCAATGATGCACACTTAGGAGGTTTTTCTATGTCTAAAGTACGTCTAAAGTATGTCTAATGAAATAAACAATTAGATGTTAATAACTTTTATTGTTAATTATTTGCACGAATGAAAAAAGTTATCTACATTTGTAAGGTAATCAATACGGAAAAATATGAAAAAGTTTATTAAAGAATGTACCACCTGCTACGGCACTGGTAAAATGGGTAGTAATAACTCATGGGATAACCACCCATCAAGAGATGAGTCTTGGCCTTGTGACTATTGTGAGGATGGTCAA